CCCGCCCTGTCGAAAGCTTGTTGAACAAACGTAGTAGGAACGATAATATAATCTGCCATTTTAAGAAACGGATGCCAAGAATCAGGCACAGTATCTCCCTCAATCATTGTATATAAAACCTTAATTTTACCTTTTGCGTGTTGAATTGCGGGAGGAATGTGTAAAATGAATGTAATATCCTGCCCTGTGTATTCCGAGTTTAATTCAATTCCGTGTTTGGGTAGAAACTTCTTAAAGTATTCACGTGTCATTCCGTAACCATTTGATTTATTTGTTGTGGTAAGGAAGTTTACTTCCATAATCATATTTTAACACAAAGAGCCAGGCGTCCCTGGCTCAATGAACATTAAAACAATGTTAAGTTTTGACTACTACGCCAAAAGTATCACGATACTCCTTGATCCCGTATAGTACGTCGCCCACAACTTTCTCTGCCAAAGCATCAATATCGTACTGACTTTGAATTCTTATGTCCTTTTGCATTGCAAGTGCGAACGCTTCTTTGTGGAACATAAGGTTATGATCGCCTGCAGGAGAACCAGCTGTGGTTACATTTGTGGTGAAGAATACTCTCACACCATAAAGTTCACCAAATTGTCCTCTAATTATCGGGTTTTGCTGTCCGCCGATACCTGTTGCATCATATCTTACGAATTGATCAACACCCAAGAAAGCTTTCTTTTGTCCAGCAGTAAATACCGCAGATCTGTCTGTTTCCGGAGCATCTGCTAAATCTAAGAATTGTATTGCTGACAAGAAAGTCGCTGCAGTAATATCTGTATTATCTGCACCTGCTGACTGTCCTAACGCTACGTATAGTGCCAGTAAATCAGTATCTATTTGTTTTGCAAGAGCGTAACCAACTTTGTTAGAATACTCTGTCAAAAGATTGGTATTGGATTGAACTGCCACAATGTCCTCAAGCTTGAAAGCCGCATATTTATGCTTGTCAATCGTTAAAGAAGTTTTATCTTCTGTAATTGCTTCGTAGGTAACATCCGTACTAGCTGATTTATCACCAACTGATAGGTTAGAGATATCAACTATGTGAACAGTATCACCTTTCTTTTGGATTTCGCCATCGTAATTCCTATTAACTAGCTTAGCCATAGTCAAGTTTGACTCTACAGCCCTTTTGACTTCTGGCGACCATATTTCAGGTCTAAAGTTATCAGCCGTTGTAACTGTTATATTAGCCATTTAAATACACCCCCTCTTAATTAAATAATTAATGAGAAGGGTAATTCTATTCGGGCAATCTTCCACCATATTTAGCCATTTGCCTTAGTATTGCATCTCTGTGCTTCTCGTAAGCAACAGGATCTTTACCAAGAGCTTCCACCTCTGCACGAGTGTAGATATGATCTTTAATAATAGTGGTATCAACTGACCTTTCAGAATCAACCTTCTTTAGAGGTTCTTCTGAAGGGATTTCTCCGACGACTAAAGATTCAACATAAGACGGTAAATGGCGTTTGACCGAAGCTATAGCTTCGTCCCATGTGAAATTATCACCCAATTCTCTGGCTACCTGTGGTATCGCCCACGGAGTTTCTGTTAAAAGGTCTACGATTGGCTGTGGTAGTTTTTTATCGTAAAGAGTATCTTTAACAACTTGCTTTAATTCTAAAGCTCCTCGTTTCTTTTCTTCCTCTTTGGCAATTACTTTCCACTTATCAGACTCGGATAAATTATCCAATGTCCTTTGTTTTTCAGCATCCTCAATTTCTTTCAATCGAGCTTCTGCTAATTCACGTGCTTCTCGTTCTTCTTTTAACCTCTCCTGCTTAATTTGCAAGGCATGTTGCCAGTTCTTGGCTCCATCTAATAGTGTATCCTCAGTCGGTTCGGTTGATCCTTTTGCACTTTCCTGCCCGTCTTTGACGGCGGTTAAGTTTTCATCAGACTTTAACGTTTCGACTTGCGTCATTTTATAAATACACCTCCTTAAGAACTTTCTAATTCATTAATAACACACTAAAAACAAATATCAAGTTTAGAGGTATTGACAGTATGGTATATAATATATGTATGAAAACAATTTTAGAAGGAGTTTGGGCAATAATAGTTCAAATTTTTTTTGTGTTTTTATTTGGTGTAATTGTATTGGTAATAACCAACATAGGTTGTGTATATAGAGAATTTTAGCGGGGTTTCTTTTTCTTTAATTTTTCTTGTAGCTTTGTTATAGCTTTATCATCAAGTTCATTCTGAACACGATTTTCTCTTTTAATATCCAAACTCTCAAGATAGTAATCTGCTTCGGGATTTTGGGTTTCTGTAGTTATCTTTCCAAAAGGACTTAACATATTTAATATTCTATCTGTATTTTGAATCGGCTCTCCTGATAAATCTTCTCTTACCGGAACATTCTCTGCAAGACCGGGAAGTGTTTTCATAATTTCTTGTAATGTCTTTTCAATTGGACCAGCATCCGCACTTGGCTTTCTTTGAACAGGATCTACAGCTCTTTCTAACCACGCAAAGAATGAACTAAAAGGTATAAATTGTCTGAATCCGGTTGCGGTAAATCTTTCAATTGCATTAGGGTCGCCAGAAGATAGTTTAACAAATTCTCCAATTGATTTGTTCAAAGACTGGTCGGCAAAGAACATTAAGTATTTACTTGCTAAATCTAGTAATCTCTGGGCTTCATCGTCTGTACTCTTTTTGTTTAACACATCGTGTGTGGCTGAAACTAAAGCAAAATTAGCTGATATTAGAGGGTGCATCTTTTGATAAGAAATCCACTTATTTCCAATTTTTACCGAGTAAGGAGGAATGCCCTTACTAAGATATGCTTGTTCTTCTTTCTGGTTAGATTTTGGTGCTCCTCTTAATCTACCACTTGATGCAAGTATTGAGGCTCCCAAAGTCACACTAGAACCCATAATAGCTTTAGAAATTTGCTCTGTCTTATTAGGATTTTTCCATATCGTAGTAAAACCAAGAGGAGAATACTCAATACTTTGTTTAGCCAGGTTTGTAGCTACTTTTACAAATGGGGCATATATTTTAGCCAAACTACTTACAATTGGGTTTTTGTTGTTTCTTAAATTATTTACCAATCTTCCAACCTCACTCATTGCATTTAATATGTTTCCCTCATCTGCCTTTCCAAGAGGAGCGTTAAACAACCTCTTTATTGCCTCATCATCCATTTTAGTTTCTAAATTAGAAATAGGAACTCCCTTACTAATACGATATTCATATGATTTTTTTAATCCGCCTTTACTAAGAACTCTAAAGAACTCATCCACACCTTTTAAAGCTTTTAATGGAAAATCCCAAACATTTTCTAACGCCCTTGCTCTTATTGGAAGTTCCAATTTTCCTAACGTTAGTTTTTCTGTGGATGTTGTTAGTTGCATTGCATCTAATCCTTGAGCATTTGATGTAACTGTTCCTGACATAACATCAGCAAATTTATGAGCAGCATTTTTTAGCTCAGGAAAGTAACCTTTAGCATATTCTAATCCCTCACCTGCAAAAGTCTGTCTTGGTCTATTTTTACCAATTAAAGAAGCACTTGTGGAAGCCAACCAATCCAATCCCCCAGTTATTGTTTTTTCAATAGGGGTTACTAAAGCTGTTCCAGTTACATTTGATCCAATGTTTGTTGTGTGTGTAGTTGGAGAACTCAACATATTTGCATATCTATATTTATCTGTCCAATCCCACCACTTTGATGGTACAAGCTCTCTAAAAAAATCCTGAACTTGTTTGGGATCGTTGAAATCAACACTCGTTGACCTTTTAATATATTCATCAGGATTAACCCCAGCTTCTCTTAAAAGCTTAAATACTCTTTGCATAGGAGTATCCAGTTCATTAGCTACAATTTGTCTTGCTCTAAGCTGTCGTGCTACATCAGTTCCTTGAGAGGATGTTGCACCCAAGAGATTAACCATCTCTTTTGTTACCTTTATTAATTCCTCTGTACTTCCACCACTAGCTTGTAGGTTTATTCTAATCTTCTCTAATTCCACTATCCTATTTCGAGTGTTTAGTTGCTCTGCTATCACTTCCGCAGTTTGGTCTAAAGAATAAGTTTTTGTATCTAAACCAGCACCTTTAGCTATTTTTAAAATCTCAGAATCTTTTAAAGTTTCTCTAACTTCTTTTGCTCCAATTTGTTGAATATCTAATTTCTCTCCTAAAGTAAGGTCAAGTTTATTTACATTTAACTCTTGAGGTTTTATTTTAACCTGACCTTCGGGAGTTAAGATATCTGATATTTCTGTGGTAGGTAATGTCGGTATATTACTTCCACCTTTTTGTATAGAGTCTGAAAACAACACAAATTCACTTGGAACGTTACCAGCTATGTCCGATACGTCTGCCGTATAGGGAAGTTTTATACCTTTATATCCCGCATCTTTTAATAGTTTATTTATTTCTGGTATACTTTCAAAATAAGCGAGCCGTCTATCTAATAATCTCGTGGGTGTTCCACTAGAAAATTCATTTTCCACAGCTTTCATAAATATAATGGTTTCTGAACTAAGTGTTGCTTTTTTACTGTTAAATAAACTAATCAATTCTCCGACAGCCTCTTTAGAAGATGGGTCAAAAAAATCTTCCGAACTAAAAACTTCTTTTATTACTTTACCTCCTCGGTTTTCAGCATATATTTCTGCCAATTGTTTACTTTCAGTAGCATATACGTTTTTCAATTTAGTTCTTGTGCCTCCCGGTACTGCTTTAGAAAAACTCTCGGTAGTACCGCCGTGATATAGCGTAACTTCTTCTTGTATTAAAGGTACTCCTTTAGGAACTTTTAGTTTTCCAGCAATCGCACCTGTAGACGCTTGTAAGATAAAATTAATTTGTTGCTCATTAGCAAATTTCTCTAACTCTTTTCTTTCTGAACTTGTAATTGGCTTACCAGATAAAACTTTTGAATAAGAATCTAATACCTGCTTTGTTCTTTTAGGGTCACCGAAAACCGCTCCTTTTGCTAGATTAGATATAAAATTAAGACCGCTTCTAACTAGAGCGTCTTGTGCTTGAAGATGCTCAAATCTTTTAGGAAGCTGAGGTGCCGTGCCAAATAGTTTTGGATTATCTACAAAAGATTGAATTGGTTTTGGTAATTTTCTCATAGCGGCAGTAGTTTGTAATAATGGGGTGAGTAATATTCCAGCAGATTTACGATTTTCTGGCTTACCTATATTAATAGTTTCACTAACCTGTCTTTTAACATCACTAGATACTTTCCCTGTTACATCATATCTTTTGTTTAAAGAGGTTGGAGATAAAGGAGCGTTCGTCAATCCTTGATAGATAGAAGAACCTGCTTTAATAGCACTACCAACTATATTAGAAAACGCTTGTTTACTTTGCGTTATCTTACTTTGAAGATCTTGCAGTATGCCCATTATTTCCTCTTGAATAAACTTCTAGCCCAGTTTATAGCACTGGTTACTTTCTTACCTATTCCAAGTCTTTCAGTTATACCAAAATCAAGTGTTCCCCGAATATTGCCTGGTTTAATAGTTCCCGTTTTAGTAGTTGCCCCATAAGCATTTCCTGGTCCGCTACTTCTAATTGCTTTTGTAATGTTAGTTATTGCAGATATTGTGGAAGCTACAGCGTTTGGTTTTGTAGAGCTGGTAATATTAGAGGTACTCTTTTTGTTTGAAGAAGTAGTTGGTTTTGGGGTAGAAACTTTACTTCCACCAGAGGTTACAGTTGTAGATGATGGCACTGGGGTAAAGTTAGATGTTGGAACAGGAGTAAAACCAAATTCGGGCACTTCTACTTTCTTTTGAATGCCCACAGAAGTAGAGATTTGTCCCGTGGCTTTATACACTGCTACATCTTTTCCGGTAACATCTCTGGATTTAACTTGACCAGATAATAATTCAAATTTACCATCTGTATTTACAACATATTTCTTATCAACACCATTTTCCACAATAGTAACAACAGGTTTTTCTTCGTAGCTCGCTGCAATGTTACCTTCTATTTGGTCAAGACTTGCTACCTTTTCTGTCTGAATATAGCCACCCAATTCTTTTAGTAATCTAATTGCTTTCTTACCTTCTTTGTCTTTTACAACCGCCGCTTGACCGGTTTGAACTGCATTTTTTAATTCTAAAAATTTTTGTATTTCAAATTGCATTTGAGCTGTTTCTTCCTCTGATGCGGCTTTACCGAGATTGGTTATTATTTTATTTTGATTATTTAGAATTTGTTCCTTAGCCGCCATATATTCTTCTTCTGACATATTCACATCTATTGAAAATCTTCCCTCTATAGCTTCAAGTTCTACATTAGATTTATTAAATTCTATCGCCGCAGTTCTTCTTGAATCTTCTACACCTTTGTTTCCTGCAACTTTCTTTTCATCTGCTATGGCACCAAGTAAAGCTGCTTCATTTTCTTTAAGATTAACAAAATCTTGAGAATCTTTCTCGACATACTTTTGAAGTTCTTTATTCATTAAAAGTTTTTCATCATTAGTTAGTCCGCCCGAACTATATTTATCAATTAGGGCTGTTTGAACTTGATTTAATTTCTTTTTATTTTCTTCTTCCTTTTGTAAAACTTTGATGTCGTTAATCTTTGTTTGTAAATTAGAATATTCAGCAGTTCCTTTTTCCGTCATACCTTTTGCTTGTTCATAAAGAGAAATCTTTTCCCTATTGGTTAATCCGCTCTCTGAAAGTCTGGATTCAATTTGAGCAATCTTTGCATTCTTTTGATCTACTCTCTGTAATTCTTTAGCTGTAGCTATTGTACTAAGTTGATTAGTATATTCAGGAGTTCCATCCTTGTAAAATCTTAATAAAGATTCTTCAATTTGAACTCTTTCGGATGCGGAAATCCCATTAGAAGCAAACTGTGCTTCCATTTTTGCTCTTTCAATATCTTTATTTTTATTGTCCTCGTAATTATCAAGCTCAACTTGAAGCTGTCTTATACCAAGTTCTTTTTGAGAGCCGGATAATTCTTGAATAAGAGAATCTGCTAGATACTTTTTTAAATCCTCATAGCTTAATTGACCGTTCTTATATGCAAATACTTTAGACTCCATCTCGGTATTCTTTTGTTCTATCTGAGCTTGTCTAATAACAGCGGCATAATTTGCAACTACATTAGCATAGTCAGTTCTTGGTGCTATTGTTGTCCAGCCTCCTGAGCTGCGTCTTGTTGCGTATGCCATTATTGATTACCTCCAGGCGGAAGAATCTGTCCGCCCATGCTTTCAGGCGGAACTGCTTCTCTTGAAGTATCTACTGGTTGGTTTTGCTGGTCGGGAGAGGTCATAGCTCTTTCTGCATTAGTTTCATTTCCTCCGGGTAAAATATTATCAGGAGTCATACTAACCCCAAGTTTATCTCTAATTTCACTCATAGACTGGTCAATTTGTGATAATGCCTGTTGAACTTGAGCTACTTTAAGAGCACGATCTGGAGCTACGCTTGAATCCTTGGATTCTTGTTTTAGATAATTTAAAGTTTCCTCACTAGAACCCATACCCATCATTACATTGTATTTATCAACAGCTTGAGTAACTGAAGTTAATGAATTTTGAATGCCCAATATAAGATTCTGAATTTCTCTTGCTATATCAATTGGTAAGTTATCTGGCCAAACTACCTTAAATTCAAGATTATAAAGTTCTGTTAATTTTGTGTTTTCATCAACCTCAAGAGCTGAAGGGTCATTTTTTTCAATCATATATAATGCAATCTTTACAAGTCTTTCTATTGCCGCATCTAGGTCTATTCTCTTATTCTCGGTTGAAAGTGTAGCTGGTTGCATTGCAATTCTTGCTTGAAATCCTGATGTGACCGAAGAATCAAACACACCAGCAGCAGCCTTTGGCATCAATGAAACAAAATGGAAAAGGTCTAATAATAACTGAATTTGTTTTAAAAGAGGCTCCATTTGAGCCGGGTTCACCATATATTCTAAAGACTCTCCCTTATCTGTTCGTCTTACAGGAATTTTAACCCCACGCATTTTAGGAACTTTCTTACCTCCTAAAGCCCCGTTATATTCTAATAAAGGTGGCCATGCTAAATCTCTTGCAATTTCAGAAGCTGCTGAAATTAGCATGTTTAACTCTTGAGCTACGGGAAGCATTCTAAAGATATCATCATGCCCGTGGGGATCATTCACCACGTATTTATTATTTATTTGAATAAGCGGCGTGAAATCCAAGCCATGTTCTTCTGTTTTTGCTATTCTGCTATCAATAACAGTAATTGTATTCTTTGAGTCATATTTTCTAAACACCGTAACTTTATTATCACTAATTCCCTCTCCTTTAATAGTTTCAGGAATGAAGGGATTTTGTGAATCAGGTCCTGCGACAAAACCATCATATAAGTCAAATACAGATTCTGGAGTCATTCTTTTAGTAGTTATGAAAGTAGGAATTTTCTCATAATCTGTATCCTGATAAAAAACTCTGGTTGTGAATGGATTTAGTGTAGAAAAATCAAACTTATTCTTCTTTCTTCCAAACTCTTTTTCGTTATTCCAAAATGGATACCACCACGCAAAACCCCCAAGAACCATAAGCCAGCAAGTATTTCTAAATGTTTTGTGAAATCCTGCCATTCTAAGAGCTGAATTTCCCAAATCTTCTGCAACACTAGCTTCAATCTGAGACGTTTTGTCATTAGTTCTTGGTGTTGCTTGAATATAGGGGGCGTTATTTGAAAGCAAATATACCATTAAATCAAGAACGGTAGCACCAACATTAGTTATTATACGAAGCTCACCTTCTGTAGTTCTTGAATTAAATTGTCTGCTTTCTTTTCCAAGATAATAATCTCTGTTAAATTCAAGTCTGGTTTTTAATTGAGAATAAACACTTTCTCCTGATTCCCACAACTGCATAACTTCAATTGCTGACCTTTGACTGGAAATTAATTCAGTATGTTCTTTTGTACCGGGTAACATTTCTTTTAGTTGTTGTATAAAATCTGCCATATTTTCATATTCTCACAAAAACAAATAAATTCAAATTAATCCCACATTAACCCAACCCCGTGAATATCCATGTCTTTGTTATTTAATGTTGTTACTTTCCACTTCATGCTTGTTCCAGAAGGTTGTGCGGATATGTCCACATTAGCTACAAGGATTTGTTTTGCAGTTGCTTCTGTATCTCCCTCATCTACGAGCGTAACTTGAGTAAATGTAGTTCCTCCGTCTCTTGAAACATAACCTTTAATATCTGTATTAACCGTAACCGAATCGACATTAACCTCTAAGACCATAAGTCTGGCATTAGTTGGGGCGGCTTGTGCTGTAAAAGCATTTGATTGAAGTGTCATATTTTGAATTTGGTTGTAGATAATCTTAAAGTATACATCTCTTTGAGTTGTCCATGTTCCACCACTGTCTTTTCTCTTGCCGTCGCCATTGGCGTAGTTTGTAGTATTAGAACCATGATTCCACTTTACATGGTTACTTGTATCATTTGCTCTATTTGAGGTGATGACTATATGATACTGCGTAGCGGCAGATAAAGAAGGAGGTGTGGCAAAAGTAAATGTAATCTCTCCAAAGGAGGTACTAAGTCCCGATTCAGCAACCGTATTTGCTGTACCATTAGTTACCGGCGTACCTGACGGAGAACCTGCTGAATCTGTTTCAATTGTCATTGTCATTGTTCCCGTTGGAGAACCTACTTTGTTAAGACTTACAATTACCTTTGTAACAGACCTAGCGTTAGTGATTTTAAACCCTCCAGCCAGAGTCTGGTAGTCGGCGTTGTAATTTAGGAGCATTAGCCCTGCTTCCGCCATATCTGTTGTGTTACTTTCCTCTGTACCATCAGCTAATGAGGGAGCATACAAATCATTTGCCGAGTCGTAAGATTCATTCGTTGAGGTTCCTGTATCAACCCCGGCTTCACTTTCAAAAGCATCAACTAACCCATCTTCATTTAACGCAAAACCACCTGCTGTGTGGTCTAAAGTACGGTAAGTGTTTAGCATTACAGAGGTGTACATTTTCTTAATAATAGTGTCAGTGAATGCGGGAGTACCACTGGCGGCAGCTATAGTTACATCAGTTTCATTATTTGTTGAATCATCAGCAACAGTTAAAGTTACATTTGTACCTTCAACTAAATTAATTCTTCTTCTTATAAAGTCAGAACCAGCAGAATTCTTTCTTATTACATGTTGTATACTTTTAACTACACTCATAGTTTATGTAAAATATGTATATCTCACACCTTCCCCATTAACTAAAGAATCTATGTAAACATCATTTAAGTTATCAATCTCAAGTTCAAAAGCATCTCCCGGATATAAAACTACTCCATTACCTGTGGCAATAGTAGCATCAACTCCAGTAGCTCCAACAGCAATTAAATTAGTATTATCAGTTTGAGATTGAATAACTACACGTTTACATGCAGTAGAAGCAGCTAAAACCACATCCGTTCCCGCAGTTGTAACAGTAGTAACCCCATGTCCAATTCCTGTAATATCATGTCCTACCCGACCGATTGCATTTGTTCCCGTAGCAATTGAAGTTATATCAACATCTCCGATATCTACACCCGAATTAGCTGCTAACTTTCCGATAGCGGCCGAACCTGCTTGTAAAGTAGCTTGGGTTGCAAATGTACCACTGTTTTTTACATTTCCAATTTCAGCAATTCCTGCAGCAAGTTTTCCAACCTCTGCTGTTCCTGCTTGAAGTGTAGCTTGAGTTACAAAAGTTCCTGCATTTGTAACTGCATGTGAAGGAATTGATGCAACTGTTATTGCTATTTGTCCAGAAGCATCCACATTAAGACCTCTTTCATTTCCGGCCGCATCACGAATTGTTCCATAAAGATTGCGATTAGCTGACATTCTTACATTTCCAAATTGGTTTTCAGTTATTGAAGTAGGTGAAGTATCATCAAATTGTGCAATATGCATAGCCTGTAATGCTGTATTTCCGGAACTATTCATACCATTAATATTTAGTGAAACACCACCTAAATTACCAGCAGAATTATTACCGCCTATATAAAATGCATTTGCTGGTACTGTTGTTCCTGTAGCTGTAGACGACCCTACGTTTCCATCTACAGTTAATGAACTAGAGTTATCTGTAATCGGAACTGCATCATTTGTTGCAATAGTTACTCTTTGAGTTCCGCTGTCTCTTACTCCTGTATTTAATGAGATAGCTACTCCACCTTGTTGCGTAATATTAAATCCCGCTCCCGAAACTGCGTTATCAATAGTTTCGACTGCGGTTTGAATGGCGGAAGTATCGGAATCTATATTCGCAAGTGAAGTTATCATAGTAGCTTGATTAGCCGCTGTAGCGTCCCCACCAGCAGAGCTTGAAGCTATGTTTACATCTAATAAATTCTTAGAGCCCGATGTAGTTAATGTTGCATTCTTGCTACCGTCAGTAATCTTTATTGCTTCCCTAGAACCTGCCGTGCTTGCAAACGAATTTCCAAAACCTTTAAAAGATTGGGCGAAATCTAATTTCAAATCGTTAATTGTATCCACTACAACTTGAATACCTTTTAATAGATTTGGAAATTCTCTTACATTAATATCTCCTGATACCTCTTGAACTTTAGGAAGGTTGGAAACAGAAACCGACCCATGTACTTGAGTATCTTTTGGTATTTTTAATTCGGGATATTTTAAGTTTGTAACCTCAACCTTTTGAGTTTTTCTTTCATCCAAAGCCTTAGTGAGAACGATATATTCCTTCATTCTCTTTTCAGTAATATCCGATCTTTCCTCTGGAAGTTCTTTTAGAGCTTGAACGACCTCGTCAAGTTTGGACTCAAGATTTTTAGTATCGTCTTTTGAATTATTTATTACCTCAACTTTGAATACATTCTTACGAAGATTATTGAACCACAATGCCAGAAAGGAAAACATGTCCATATTCAATTTGTCCATACTTATAAAGTACAATATTATAAATAAATATCAAGTTATCTGAAAGGTTTACCTATTATAGTATTCAACCTGACCTAATGGTTCGTAGTTTCTTGCTCCCCACGCACACAACGCTAAAGCCATAACCATATCAGTTTCCATTCCCTTGTCATCTAAGTTCGCAGGATAGCCCCTGAGTTCGCTTTGAAGTTGGTCATCGTATGCCATCTTAAACTTTGCCTTTGTAATATAATCCTGTAAATTATTTATTAAAGCCACTTTTTTACCCGGAGAGCCGCCAAACTGATAAGGAACAGATTGAATTCCAATATCATCCAGCCATTCTTTTTGAATATCTCCCCCCATTCCTGTTGCATCATAAATAAATTCTCCCGGATATTTCTTGGCTGCATTTAGGATATCTTCAAAGATGTTTTCCCAAGTTACTGCTCCGCCTCCCGCACGATAAACATCCACCTGAACATGTGGTCTAACAGAAACGTCCCACGTTATCCGTGCCGTAAAGTCTCCCTTTCGTCCAAAATCCAATCCGTGAATATATTGATGATTTGTAGATGGAGGAATACTTTTTTTAAGGTCAGGAAAGGTTACATTATCAATATCAGTATCCTTAAAAGCCGAAAACACTGAATCTATAAATCTGCCTTCAATTCTTTCCCGCACCCATTCTTCAGGTTTTCCTCTAATATCTATAAGAATTTTATTTTGATCTGCATAAGGATTGGTTCGTGAATCAGAATATTGAGAATAAACTCTTGGTTCAAAATACTTATTCGGAGCTCCGTCAAGTTCTTTTTGTCCACGTCTCCACAATCCGTAATATTCTCCTTTCCCTTTAGGAGTTCCAAATCCTGCAATCACCCCACCACGCCTCCAAGTTCTGGGAATTAAAACCTTTTCATAACAATGTACCAAATGTCTGACATCAGGAGGTTCATTTAAAAGAATTAAATCGTAAGCTTGACCCTCGATGTGTTTTCCTTTATCATGCAAACCCACCGCCTCAATCATAACTCCGTTATCAAGAATCATAGATGGGTGAATGTTTCGTTTTGTTCCCGTGGTAACCGAATCTACTTTGTATTTTAGAATTGGAGATTTCTTAAAAGAATCCTCGATTGAACTCCATAACTCCATAGCTTGTTTGTTCTCAGGTCCCGTACATAAAATATTATATGGTGCATTCCTGTACTCGCCCATAGATACAAATTTATTCTTTCCGGGTTTAATCTTAAAACAACCCCAGTGCATGGCCATAAATTTAGCCGTCCAAGTTTTACCGCTGGAATTCCCTCCCGCAAACCAACCTTCATCAAAATCACCACTTAACATATTTTTCATAAAACGAAGTTGTTCTCCTGTTGGTTTTAATGGTTTATCTAAAGTTGAAATATATGTTGAAATAAATAGGGAAGAATCAAATTCAGATGGATTCCAATTCCTTGTATATACTTCAGGTAATGTTTTCGTCATCTACAACCTCTCCCTCGATAAATCTTTTAGAATCCAATTCATCAAGAAGATCCCTGAGTCGTCCTTGTTGTTTTCTAGTTCCCTGTTCCTTTAACGCTCCAAGTAAGAGAACTCTATCAACCGCCATCTCTCCTGAACGAATCTTATTTCCACCGATATTAATAATATCAGTTAAAACATCCTCAGCCTCGATAAATTCATCTTCAAGAGAATCAAGCTTTGCAAGAGAAACCTTTTTTGCAGATTCTAAAATTGCTTTCTTTATCTCTTTAATGAATGCAGAATGCCTTTTAATATGGGATTCGATTGCAACCTCGCCCACATAAATTCCTTTTTCGGATAAAAAGACTCTTGTTTTTGCAATAGAATTACTTACGATGTATTTATCAATTAAAGTTCGGATATTTTTACCATCCTCGTATGCCTGACATATCAGACATTCAGGATTTGAAATAAATGGATGAAAAACTCCTCCCGCCTTAATTCTACCTGATAGTTTCATATTCCTTAAAACTCCTTAAAACATGCTTCTCACACATCTGAACATCGAAAAATCCCCCATCCTCCCAATGTTTCCCAAGACCTGAAGCTTCAAGTAAACATCCGGGAACTTTACATCTTCCATACTTTTTAGGGGTTTCCACCGGTTTATCTTCAATAATCTCACTTTTATTTTCAATTAAGTTCTTTAATTCTCGGAATTTTTCCATCTTAGATATCACTTTCTCTTCTCCAACACACGATGTCACGACAATAAAAGGATTTCCTATTTTTGTTACAGTTAAGGGTAAATCCAGAATCTCTTTATAAAAATTGCGTTGAAAATCCCGTATAGAAACAGTTCTCATAGAGGAACGATACAGCATAGTACCGTATTTGTCACGACATTAGATTTAGAAATGTGTTGGGGTGTAATACGTCAGCGATGATTTCGAATTTCTCCGCATGCCCCACCCTCTTCCCAATGTGCATACCCACGGGTAAAGGTTGATGTGGTGCTATTTAATACTTTATCGTATTTTACCTATGGGTCTTATCACTCCGAATGTGCTATTTTACACTATGTCATAACAGCGTGGTTGCAATGTAAATAGGATACACGTCGTTATTTGCATATTATACGACGTTTCATCAATTCATGAGGCATGCCATTTTAACTCTTACGCACGACCACACCAGACCATTCCTTATTCATAGCCTTTTACTTTTCCGTCTCTCCTATTATAATCCCTATATGGAACTTACTCCATTCTATCGACAGAAGTATAAGAAAAATGTTTCAATGAAGATAGCCGTCTATATTTACCCGGACGATTTAAGATTGTTTGATGAGATTACCCACTTATACCACATGAGACGTTCTGTTCTTATCCGTGAAGCCATGAGACAGTTTGTTGAGCGTGAGTATGAGATTGCAATAAAGTTAAAAACGTCTTGACGGGACGGCTTACCTACAATACAAAATACCCATGTAAAAAATAAAAGTATTTTAACTTGATAAAATAGATATCTTGTATAGAATAATTTTATGAAACTCGAAGAAAAACTCCCAGTCGGAATGAGGGGTCGTGGATCGGGAAATTACATACCAACCTTTGATCAAAAAATCACTAGGTTACTGGATAGGATTTATGAAAAGCTAGAGGAATTACAGAAAACATTATCTATTATGGAAAAAAACGAACAGGAGTTAAAGGAAGCATTGAAACAAGTTTATGAACAAAGTAGAAAGAATAATGAAACAATCAAACGAAGTTAATATAGGTAAAATACAGACGGATATTGAATATATTAAATCCGATATTACCGAAATAAAAACCGAGATCAAGGAACTTAAAGCAGGTTTTGTTACAAGAACCGAATATATAGAAGCAAAAACGAATGCAGATGAGATTTATCAAACATTTCTAACAAAAATAGAATTTAAACCATATAAAGCTACTCTTATTATTATAGGCACTGCGGTTGTTTTAGGAATTGCAAACTCACTTTTAATGTTAATAGGTCTTAGATGAATTTGCAAATACAGAGGCTTTGGGGGATAATTAGGACATGAAGATTAGACTTCAACGCAATCTCTACGAAGGGGCGGACAAGGGATATTCTCAATTATTTGGAGAAAACCCCGCATCATATAAGAAATTTGGACTTCTCGGACACAACGGTTTAGATATACCAATTCCTACAGGCACGAAGTTATTTTCATGTATTAACGGTATAGTTACAGAAGTGCTTGATGACACCACAGGTTACGGTAAGTATGTTAAAGTAGAAAACGACGAGTGCGGTGTTTTATACGCACACATGAAAGGACAACTTGTTAAAGTTAATGACAAAATCACCGCAGGGGATGTTTTAGGAATATCGGGTAATACAGGAAACAGTACAGGTCCGCATCTTCACTTCGGAGTGTTTCCAAAACCAAGAGATAGGGGAAATGGATATGCAGGTTATATCAATCCCCTAGATAACAATTTAGTAGAGTGGGTAGATAGTTTTACAACTTCCGACCCTTTAGATGAACTTCAGGAAAAATACGATAAATTACTGGAAGAACTTATTGGAGTAAGACAGTCTCGTGATAAGTGGAAAACATCTTATGATGAACTTTCAAAAAAGTATGTTTCAGACGGTCAATCTTCTACAGAACACATTAAAAATCTTCAATCTACGGTAGCTGAACAAAACAATCAGATAGTTACCATGAATGAGACGATAAAACAGTCATCTTTAGAAAAAACGTCGCTCCTAGAGGCAAATAGAGCGTCGGAGCTAAGATACCTTGATATAACAGCCTCAAATGAGGACGCAATGGAGCAAATTAACAAAGATTTTAAGAAAGAACGCCTAAGAGCAGAAAAAGCCGAAAAAGAAGTAGAAACATTAAAAGAAAAACTCTCCATGAAAATTTCAGGGTACTCAAAAAAAGAATTATTCTTTAAATTATTTTTAAAAATGATGGGAAGGTGATATTTATGGAAGAATCATATCCAAAATGGAAGAGAATATTATACAGATATGGCAGAATTTTTATTGCCGGATTTTTAGGTACATTGGCAATGCAATTATTAACCGGACAGGGGGAAGATTTAACCTTTGTTGCCTTAAAAGCCATGCTAGTCGGGGCGGTTTCAGGAGGAATTGCAGCTACGGGAAAATCATTAAGACTTATCTCAGACAAACCTATCGTACAGAAGTACACTCTATAAGGAGAGTAAATGGAAACAATGGTTATACTGTGGATAATAGTGTTTGTTGTGGTTTATAAGCAGAACTTTCCGCACGGTTATAAATAAGGAGGAAGGGATGAAGGACAATTCTGTCCGGAAGGTAGAGAGTAGTGTTCTTTTGAAGGAATTGCAGAATCGTGGTTATGTTGCAGTCAAGCGGGCCTTGAAAAGTGCAGGAAGGAGCAGAAATGTTAGTTTGCAACGTTGGGAAGGTGGAAAATATACTTTTGGTGTAGTGAGCGATACCCATTTGGGATCAAGATACCAACAACTTACACACCTTAAGTCTTTTTATGCACTTTGTATGGAAAGGGGAATTAGGGTCATGCTCCATTGCGGGGACTTGGTCGATGGAGAGAAGATGTATCGTGGTCAGGAATACGAGATTTTTGTTCACGGTGCGGATAGGCAGATAGAATATGCCGTAGAGAATTATCCCCGCTTTCCAAGAATGAAAACTTGGATCATCTCCGGCAATCACGACAATTCCTTCCTAAAGTCGGCGGGAATTGATGCGGTGAAGCATGTTTCAAGAAGGCGTGAGGATTTTATTTATCTTGGTGCTGATTTCGCTACGCTCAAATTTAAGCGTTTGTTAATTGCTCTAATGCACGGAACCTCCGGCGTGCCTTATGCCAGAAGCTATCGCATTCAAAAGATTGTGGAGCAATTAGCTAGCGAGAATAAACCCAACATGCTTTTTCTAGGACATAAAATGTATGTGTCCGTGTCGTAGCAATACGGCACTAGTAATTTGGCTATATCGGGGAAACTCCAGAACGGACAATCCCGAGGGAAGACTAGCAATGCTAGAACCCGTAACGACTACACGCCAAACTCTGCACTTTGACAAATGAATAGGTGTGTGATAATGTATTGTATATGCTGTACAAAGACGCTTACAAAAATTGGTCTGAAGAATCACGAGAAAAGCACAGGGCTAGGTGGCGAGAATACTATTACAGAAACAGAGAGAGGTTAAAAGCCGACTATCTATCTAAATGGCATAAAAATTATGCTACAAAAGAGGGCAAGGAGAGACTAATTAAAAACAACTCTCGTGCAAAATCCAACGAAAGATTTGGGATAAAAGATAGAACTGTGATTATAAGCAAATACAACAACAGGTGTGTCTTCTGCCTTGGGGAAGATAAAAGATTACTAATACATCACATAGATAACAATGGGAGACGAACAAAAACGCCAAATAATTCTCCAGAAAATTTGGTTACCTGTTGCCACAGTTGCCACGCACTTATTCATTTTCACAATAAAAATTTGCAGATGAAGATATAGTCTGGACTGCATAGGAATATGCAGAGGTAGCAGAAATGACTACCCGCCCATTTGGGTTATAAAGTAACAGAGCGTACCATGTACCGGCACACGTTCCCGGGTATCGTAATGTAGAGGGTGTTCAAATGTCCTGCTTTCAGGCCCAAACACCTTATCTCGCAGCGAAAGGTTTGTATCCGTTTGTAGCCGGATTGATCGTAACGGTTCAAATAGACGGGTTGGGACTTTCCAGTGTGAATTACGAGTGGATTCCGTTCTATCGAATTGTTACGAACGATTATTAGAAAAAGCCCCTAGGTGCAAAAACATTTAGGGGCTATTCTTGCAAAAATGTCCTTGACTTTTTCAAATCAAAGGACATAATTGCATGATGCAAACCAATGGACACATTATACAACAAATAGGAATCTTGTCAAGCACTCAAATTATATGAGTGCTATTTTTGTTTTCTGAAACCTGCGGTTGGTTTATCCATTCCGACCGTAGATTCTAGCTAACAAGCTACATCGGAGGCACACCTTAGAGGCGTAGTTCTAGACAGACGAAGGTCTAGTTGGCTACAAGCAGTAAGGTTCTTACCTGTTCCGAGTTTATGAGGGCGAGAAAAAACGCCGTTTTTCATAAATGTTTCTCTAAAAGACACAAGCTGAATGTGTATTTTAATTAGATACAAATTCCGTCGTGTTTTAGAGGGGTGTACCTATCCCCATTGTGGATAACTCCCCGGAATTGTGGATAACTCCACAGAATTGTGGATAACTTATATGAAACAAGAAGATTTAATAAAGCGGCTGGTGGCTATAGACGCTTGGCTTTTCAGAGGTGACCGTGACCAAGCACATTATTTAATTGTTAAGTTAATGGAGGATTTATATGACAAGGGAAATAGCAAGACTTGAACTTAAAAGAGATTGGAAGTCTTTAAATGGAAGTGAATTAGGAAAACGATTGAGTGAATACTTTAAAAATTACGGCCAAGCTAACTTTATCAGACCTCCGCATCCTTTTGACGGAACTCTCGGTATTGACTCCAACGTAAATAAGGTGTAGAATGCGGTCATGGACGAACAAACACTCAAGAATTTATATATGATCCTTCAAGAATATATTGCAATTATGAATGCGGTGGTTGGATTGAAAAATAGTAGCAGTGTTAGTGAGGCTATGGAAATAATGGATTGGATAGAAAAGGAGCTTTTAAATGAATGAGTTAGTAGCATCTGAATATCTTAGTTTCATTGATGAACTGAAAGCGACAATCACCGAAGGGGTTTTTACTTCACGTTGGTCATTAATTGAAACTTATCATAGGGTTGGTGAGATGATAACAGGTCGTCCCGACGTGACGGTTCAACAAGTATCAAGAGATGCAGAGATTCCGGAGAGATTAATTCAAAGGTGTGTTCAATTTTACAATACGTATCCTGATATGAGTAAGCTTCCTTTTGGTAAAAACGTGTCTTGGCACAAGATCGTAAATGAACTTTTACCTGCACACAAAGAAAAAGAACCCTGCGAACACGAATGGGAAACAATAATAAGATGCAAAAAGTGTGGAGAAATAAAGAATGATTAATGTAACTCACTTGTGAGTTCTGTGGAAAGTCTTTTATCCGTCCCACAAAGACGGTGCAATTCTTTTGCAGCAAAGCTTATAGGAAGGAATTTAGAAAATGAAAAGTAGATCTATTAGTTATATAAAGTTGTTTAAAGGACTTATGGAATACTCTATTGAGAAGAAATTTGATTCTGCTCAGGTTAGTCACATTTCTAATTTTATTTTATGGTTTTGGAAATATAATAGAAAATGAAATATAAAACTACAGAAACAAAAATATATGATTCTGATATTCTTGAGGGTTGGGGAGTAAACCAAGTAGCCCGAATGGTGGGGTGCGATCCTTCTTATATATCATTTCTTAAAAACGGCAGGCGGGTTGCAACGTATGAATTCTACCAGCGATTAGTAGGGGTATTGACAAGAGGGTAAATATATAGTACATTGTACTTAGTATTTATTTACAGGAGGTCTTATGAAGCCATTTGAAGCCTTAAAGTCAGTAAATAGTTTAGCAAGGGAAAACAAACCTTTATTAGATTTCGCATTAGATATAGTTACACCAAAAGCACAATGTATTTATTGTGGAAGAACGTATATAAACCCAATCGAGATAGATCACCTAAAGCATAACATTAAGTGCCTTCAGTGTGAGGATATAGAAATGGAGAAAAATGTTTCTACGAGATAAGGAAGGAAGATTTACAAAAAAGAATATTGCAATAAAGCTAATGACTGTTGTTTGGTTACTGGCGGGAATCTTTGCGATTGCTCTTTACACATTAGAGAAGATAAACAAATGGTCGCAGGAGAATGTGATTATAAGCCAAAGAATAGTTACGTTGAAATTATCATTTCCTTATAGGATTGAGAAAGCAAAACCAATAACAATTCTTAGTCCGATAGCAACTGATATTATTGGAGATACAAGAACGGAGATCTTGTCCGAGGTAGAAAAACAAATACTTAATGTGTTTGGAGAACGTAACTTTCAAGTAGCACGAAGCATTGCAAGAGCCGAAAGTGGGTTGAAAGAAGATGCTTTTCACGCAAATACTAATGGGACAATTGACGTCGGCATATTTCAGATAAATTCTATTCACTTTAATAAAGAGGGTTGTTCATTAAAGGAAATTGTAAATTCTGAAGCTAATATTAAATGTGCATACAGCATCTTCGAGAAGGAAGGTTGGGAGACATGGGTTGTGTTCCAAACAGGAGTATTTAGGGAGGGTCTATGAATAAAATTAAGAGATTGAATATGAGTTTAGTTGGGGATACTGCTCGTAAATCTACGTGGACGTTTACAGGGGGCTGGAACGCATCCCTTGACCAGATGCGTAAGGACAATCCGTGGGAGCATAATTATTTATATGCTTCCCAACTTGGAAATTCTCAAATTGATATTTTTCTGAATCTTATGGGAACAGAAACATCCAATGGTTTTGATGTTCGTGCTAAGCGTAAATTTGACGCAGGAGTTATGTGGGAATGGATTGTTACTATGGTTGCTAAAAGAGCGGGAATTTATCTTAGTAGTCAGGATAAGGTTAAATATCAAATTGAGGGAGGTTTAGAAGTTTCTGGGAAATTAGATTTGAAAGTTGGCGGCTTAAGAAACATGGAAATGATACAGGAAATGGATAAAGCGTTGGAAATTATAAGTCTTCCGGAGGTTTTTATTAAAGCTATGAAAAATGTTGAGAGTAGTATGAACTTTGAGACCGTTTTACCTACTAGAATTATTGAGGTCAAATCTTCCTCGGCATTTATGTATGAGGCTCAGTATAAATATGGAATACCGGCGGAAAATCACGCTTTGCAGTGTTTACATTATCTATTAGCCACTAAACTCGAAGAAGGTGCGGTTTTATACATATCTAAAGACGATGCTAGAATGTGTGAAATTCCTATCTGGAGGGATGATAATTTATTAAATGAGAAATATAAAGAAATTGTAACTTTGGCGAAAATGTATTATGACAAGAAGGAACGACCACCTCTTGAACCAATGATTATATTTGATTGTGATAAAGGAAAATTTACTGATAATTGGAATATTAAATATTCAGCTTATTTAACTTATTTATATGGTTTTGAGGTTGAGGGAGACTATCAGGATGTTTTCAAAAGCAAGGTTGGATCATGGAATCGTGTTGTTGGGAGAATAAAAAGAGGAGAAAAAATGACAGCTTCTAATTTACAGTATATAGATGAAATTAAAGTAGAATTTTCCAATTTCGATGAGATAGTGGAGACGTTTAAATTAGATGAGGCGTTTGAATCAGAGAAAGAGGGTGATTAGTAATGAATGAATTAAACAAATGGGCAAAAGATAACAACCAATTTTTTAAGCTAGAGGCTGGTCAAAGTGTTATAGCAGAATATAAGGGTTATAAAATTGTACCTAATAATTTTGACCCCGATAAGGAGCAGATTAGATACACACTCTTAATAGATGGAATTGTTAAATATTGGAATAATGGATCTACTGTAATAGCTGAAACGTTTTCTAATATTGGAATTGGAAGTAAAGTCAGAGTGACCAAAGAAGCTACAAAGGATGGAAAAGGAAAGTATTTTGTGGAGAGTTACGAGGATGGAGAATCTAACATTAGGATGAGCGATAGTGAGTTAGATAAGATAGCTGAGGAACTTAATGAGGAGTAAGCCCTGCTTACGTCATCCTATGTCCTTCAAAGGTTGGTGTCCCGAACTTGAGGAAATAAACAAAGTCAGAAAAGTAACAAGGTGTTTGGTTTGCGGGTGGATAATTGTAGATAGGTTAAATATAGGAATGGATGCGGAAAGTAACTAAGAAAAATTGGATAAAAAAGTTAGACAAACTATTCTCCGAGTACACAAGATTGGTTGAACGTTGCGATAAGTGCGGAAGTAAGGAGAATTTACAGTGTGCTCATGTAATAAGCAGGCGACATTATCATACAAGGTGGGAACCGGAGAACGGGCTGTGTTTATGTTTGAAATGTCATTTTTACTGGGTTCATAAAGAGCCGCATGAATTTGTAAGGTGGTTTGATAGTAAATTCGGAAGTGATTTATACGACAGACTCAAAAAGAAATCTAATGTTATTGGAAAAATTGATTACGAATTAAAGTATAAGGAACTAAAAACCTTATATGACCGCACTATTTAGTATATTGACAAATGGGTAAATGTGATATAGAATATTGGAGTTGAGCGAGCCGTAACGACAATTTGGAGTAGTCTGGATTACACGCCGGCTTAGGAAAGATAATATGAGAAAACTAATTAAGAGAATAATTGATTGGATTGACGGCTTTCTAAAGGAAATTGACGTTGAGGTACCTGAAATATGAGCAGTAAAGAAAAAATAGAGATATGAGAAAGTTTGAAAATTAAATAGACCCGTTACAGATATTCTGTACTACTTTTTGTAGTGTTACTTGTAAAGAAAGGGCGGGAATTGTATACATTCCTCCCGAGTACTTATATCTAATAAAGCAAGACCTATTGCCATGGTAAACCAAAAAGAGGTGGAGGTGTGAGGTGAATCTTACAAGGAACGATAAGCCTTGTCGGGTCTGTTTAGAGTTTAATCTTACAAGAAAGAAAAAGAAATGAATATCTATCAACATATAGCGTTTAATCCACATTTTGAAACTATAACCCAAGTAATCAATAGTCTTGGGGCGAATCCAATATGGTCTTTATCTCATATAGTTCCCATAACGGAATATGAATGGGTGGCTGTTTTTAAGGGCTGGGATAGTCAAGGAGACGACCAAGCCGTACTCGGTAAGAATCCGATAACTGAAAATAAATTAACTCAAGAGGAGATAAAATGACTAAAGAGTACATAGACAAACTAATAAGATTAACAAGGGAAATTGACCAAGAGGTTTCTCCTTATCTTACAGACTTAAAAACTATCTCTAGGTTTAAGTATTTTATTGGTTATATAGAGGCTTTGAATTACGAGGCGGATTATAAAATTAGGATTTGTAAAGGAGTAGGACAAGGAGTATGACTAAAAGATATAAGTTCTTAAAAGAAGGTTTTAAATCCGCTAATGGAAACCATACTTGGGAAATTGGAAAGAGATATAAATACGACGGCAATCTAAAACTTTGCAATTCAGGATTTCACTGCTCAAAAGGTATTTATCAAGCTTTCTCTTATGTACAGGGAGAGATATTGGCTCAAGTAGAGTGCTTTGGTGATTGTGTAAAAGATAAAGATAGAACTAAAGAAGTGTGGTCTGGAATGAAAGTAGTTAAAGCATGGAAATGGCAGAAGAAAGATAGTGTGTTACTTTCTATATATGCGGCACGTTTATGTTTGGATAATTTTGAGAAAGTATTTCCGGATGATAAAAGACCTAGAGAAGCTATAGAAGCTGCTGAAAGATATGTAAAGAAACCGACAGAGAAGAACAGATTGGCGGCTCATTTGGCGGCTGATTCGGCGGCTCGTTCGGCGGCTGATTCGGCGGCTGATTCGGCGGCTCGTTCGGCGGCTGATTCGGCGGCTCGTTCGGCTTATTCGTCGGCTTATTCGTCGGCTTATTCGGCTGATTCGGCGGCTCGTTCGGCTTATTTGGCTTATTCGGCGGCTCGTTCGGCGGCTGATTCTGCTTATTTGGCTTATTCGGTGGCTCGTTCCAATATCTATAAGAAATTAGATACTTGGATGCTTAATCATATAAAGAATTTAGAGGAAATAAAATGACTAACAAACTAAGCACAAAGGATATTTTATGACAGATAAAAAAGAACTACTAGGGAGGTAAAATGAATACATTTGATATAGACATAAATAAAGATTACAGCATTCAACTCAAAAGGAAAGAGTGGAAAGAACTCTCAGAGATAGAAAAAAAGCTATTTAAATGGTTGAAGAATAACTTAAATGGGGACGAGGGTTGTTCGGCTATGTTTGCAGTTGATTTGTATGAGGAGATAATTCTACCGCATCTCCAACCACAAATCGTTAGTGGGGAAGTCAAGTACGAAATATACCGCATTAACAAGTTAGAAATGACAAAACTATGTATGGCAGAGGAGCCGATGAAAATGACGATAGATGACCCCAGTCTTCAAGTCGGTGTAGTAAATTTTAGAAACGATAGGGGGAATATTGAAATGATCTTATCTATATACAATCAACCCACCAAAGATAGCAGGGAAGACCAATTACAAATTCAACTTGCTGGTTGCAGTGTGGCGGCTTTGGGTGGGACCAAAGAACCTGCTAAACAAGGAGATTATGGTTGGAGTCCGTCTTATCAGGACGTTTTGGACTTACGGATTAAATACAACAAGATTCTTCAATTCCTTAATGCCAGTGTAGAAGATAGTAGGGATAGTGTGATAGATGAGTTTGTGGAGTTTTGTTGGGACGGTAGCGAGTTAGACAGTAAATTAAACAAAAAACTAAAACAGTTTAAGGCTCTCAAAACCAAACAAAAGGAGGGGAAATCATGAGTTACTTATTCAGAAAATTTGTACATTGGCATGTTAAGCAACTAAATATACTTTTAAAGTATCGTATATGGAAAAAGGGGCATGTGCCGGAAGTTTAAAAAACAATTTAGAAAACATATTTGCTCAAAGTAAGGTATGTATAATATGAGAATAGATAAACATACAATAAGATTATATTTACAGTTTTTATTTAATAAGAAACAATATATTAAAGAACTTGAGAGGTTTGATATATGAAGATAGTTATTCAAGAACCTTGGTGGTCAGCTTGGAAAACTTTTGGTTGGGCTAAGAGTATTTGGGGTATTGGATTCAATTCAAAAGAAATAGATAAAGCTATAATAAATAGGGAACAGATAGAAGTATCTATTTACAAGTCAAAAGAAATGTTTAAAATAAGTCCTGTAACTATAAAGAATTACGCAGAGAAAAACAAAACAATGTATTTGGCGAAACATAACACGAATTTGTATGTGATACCTAGTACAGAATTAAGGAAATGTAATGCTTTTTGAATATATAAAAAAAGAAAATCCTAACGACCCGTTTATGAAAAATCCCAAAGGAGTTTTAGTTAGAGTACCCGAAGATAGGGTGTATGAATTATTATCTAAAGGCTTTGTAATTGTTGATGAGGGGTGGAAACCGTCTGAAAATCCCGAAGTCGTAGAAAGAGATTTTCCTTTGTCTTTAAAGAAACTTCAAGAAGATATGAGAGATAAGTTAGATATTTTAGAAACTACGGAGATTTAACTATGTCTGTTTGTTATGCTGGCCCATTTTTAGACGCTTCTGGTTATGGAGAAGCTTCACGAAATGCTATACAGGCGTTAGTTGTAGCGGGAGCCGATATATGTACTCAAAAGGTTGTATTTACAAATGTTTCTTCTCCTAATAACTTATTGGCAAAATCTGCAGAGGAGTTATCAGAGAGAAAGATAGATTATAAGATAAAGATTATTCACACAACACCCGATATTTATAAAAATTACATAGAAAGGGGTAAATATAATATAGGACATTTGTTTTGGGAAACTACGTCCCTTCCAAAGTCGTGGGTCGCTCCTTGTAATTTAATGGACGAGATATGGACAGGAACGGAGTTGAATAAGAAAACAATTCAGGATTCCGGTGTAACTGTTCCCGTAAGAATATTTCCCCAATCTATAAATATTGATATACCCAGTGTCAAACCATATAAGATATCTAATTTTGATGGATTTTTGTTTTATTCAATATTTGATTGGAAAGAGAGAAAGAATCCTAAAGCATTGCTTAATGCGTTCTGGAAGGAGTTTAAAGGTTCTAAGGATGTTGCACTTCTTATCAAGACTGGAAATTATCCACAACAAGAAGTGGAACAAATTATTCACGAAGCAAAGCTATGGAAAAATGAATTAGGATTTAAGGATACTCCCAGAGTATTCTTTTGTACTAATATTCTTACGGATATAGAAAAACACAGAATACATGAGACAGGAGATTGTTTTGTATCTGCTCACAGAGGAGAGGGTTGGGGACTTTCTCAAGTAGAGGCGACATTGCATAGCAAACCAGTAATATCTGTAGGATTTGGTGGTGTACATGAGTATTGGAGAGCAAGGAATTATAAAGCAGTTAATTTTAGTCTTGTTCCTATTAAGCAGATTTACAATAAATATTATGAACCGGGAATGAAGTGGGCAGAGGTAGATGAATCTGATTTGCAGGAAAAGATGAGAAAAATATATGAGTCGTGGCTTCCGATTAAAACAAGAAAGTTATTAAAAGCAAGAGCAACCCCATCAAGAAACATGACTGTAAGTTCGTTTAATTATAAAATTATCGGCAGAATGATGCTTGATAGACTGTCCGAAATAGAGGCTACTTTGTGAGGGTTTTGTATATTTCTGTCCACGAGGTTTTGGAGTATGATGAATTATTACTCCTTACTGAACTTGGGCACGAATGCTTTTCACTTGGGGGAGCGTATGCCGACCCTAAAGGACATGCCTCTTTAAGACGCCCCGGAATACCGGGAATGATTTACCGACCGGATTTAGTAGAACTTGCTAATACATTTCCTCGTACAGAGATTCCCAAAGATTTCTTAGATTTGTTTGATGTGATTATTGTTATGCACGTTCCGGATATAATTTTGCAGAACTGGAAGAATTTCAAAGGCAGAAATGTAATATGGAGAACAATAGGTCAATCAACTCCTTGGGTAGAAAAGCAACTTAGAAAATGTAGAGACGAGGGATTAAAGATTGTTAGATATTCTCCACTTGAGGCTAAAATGCCAAACTATATTGGAGAGGATGTAATGATTAGGTTTTATAAAGATCCTGATGAGTATAAAGATTGGACAGGAATAGATAATAAAGCTGTTAATTTCTCACAATCGTTAAAAGGTAGAAGAGATTTCTGCGGATACGACCATTTGATGAAGATGAGTGCGGGATATCCGTTTAAGGTTTATGGTTCGGGGAATGAGGATCTTGGAGAATTTAACGGAGGTTCGCTTACGTTTGACCTTATGAGAGGTCAGCTTAGAGATGCTAGATTGTTTCTCTATGGTGGAACGTGGCCCGCTTCTTACACATTATCTTTTGTTGAGTCGTGGATGACTGGGATTCCCGTTGTTGCTGTAGGGGAGGAGTTGTGGAAACACAAAGACAATAATGATGTTAAGATTTATGAGGTTCCAAAACTGATTGATAATGGAGACACGGGATTTGTTTCTGATGATATCGGATTACTAAGAAAATGTATTAGTAGATTACTTGAAGATGACGAATATGCAAAGAAGATCGGAGATGCAGGTCGTATGGAAGCTATAAATATATTTGGTAAGGAAGGGATTGCGTCTGAGTGGGACGCATATCTAAAGACTTATGAATAGTCCAAAACCCAGTCCAGTAACAGAACGTATTATAGAATTATCAGCCATGAAGTCGATAGCAGAACCGACTAATTCTGATTACCAGTGTTTTAACGATGGCGGAGTAGAGTGTCAGGTTGGGGATTTTCTGTACGGCTTTGTGAGAATGATAAGACCGCAATATATCTTTGAAACAGGAACACATCTTGGAATATCCTCGTCTTATATGGGAATGGCGTTAAAAGACAACGCCTATGGAAGTCTGACTACTGTAGAAATCTTTAAGGAGAAAATTCTTAGGGCAGAGAAGTTGTGGGATAGACTTGGAATACACGATTATGTTATAGCAGACAACGAGAGGTCTTTAGTTTATGAGTTAAATTATGAGGTAGATATTTTATTTCTTGATAGCGAACCAGATATTAGATTTAAGGAATTAAAACGTTTCTATCCATTCCTAAAAGAGGGTGGGTTTGCATTCATACACGATACTCCCAGAACGTTGTGTCAAGGGAATTTCAATCCAGACCACCCACATCTTAAAAGTTGGCCATTTGGTGATATGCTTCCTGAAATTCAAAGCTTGGTACAAGATTGTGATTTACAAGTTGCACAATTTGGCACACCAAGAGGACTTACTATGTTTTATAAAACACATCCTAATGATTATAAGTTTGGAAGATTATGAGATCAAGAGCAGTTTTATTACCAACTATAGGAGACCCGGTTCTTGTGAGACTTTGGATAAGGCAATACGAGAAGTGTTTCAAAGACTCTATTGATAATTTGTATGTGATTATAAATTCCAATCTTCCAGCAGATGTAATGAATGATGTACGAGAACAGTTTAGAAATGTTGGTGCTGTTGAAGTTGCTATCTACGACAGAATGATTACGCATGGAGAGGCTTTAAAACAGCTTCTTGAGGCTTCTACAGAGGATTTAATAATGTTGATAGAGGATGATTGTTTTGTTTTTAATCGTGATGTTGTAGATAAATACTTTAGAGGAATAGAAAGAGGCGATTATGACCTTGCTGGAAGTCCTAGAATGTCTTGTGCTACGGAAATTTGTGATATGGCTTTAACTAGATGGGGATTAAATTATAGAGAAGCTAGAGACGTCGGTCCAAATTTTTGGCCTAATTGTTTATTTGTTAAATGTTCCGACTTATTAAAAACTGATTTAAACTTCGATTCTAAAGAATTTAAGGCGGGAGAGTATATTAAACCTTTAAATTATACGATGAAAGAGACCGGATATGGAGATACTATGGTTTGGTTATCTTTGCAGTTACGGGATTTAGGATTAAGAATAAAGGAGATTCCGCAGTATCACGGTTCTACGTACGATGTATCTCATAGAGAGAGAGGGCATGGTCTTTGGGATGGCCACGCTCCTTGGACACACACAGGTTCTTCCAGTTCTTTACAGAATTTATTGGATGGGACTTCACAAATTAATGTGGTAGAAACCGATGAAAAGCTAGAGTTAGAAAGAAGATTGGCTTGGTGGAAACTTTCGTATGATATGTTTAAAAACAATCTTTTAGGGGGATATTCGGAAAATCGAGCACACATAATGGATCGTATTATCAGAGTTAATGGCTTGTCTGTAAGAAATATCAGTTATTTGGTTGATGGTTATATGGGACTTATATGAGAAATCCAGATCTAGTGTGTGTATGGCCAAAGCATATTGATTATCCGCCGTTTAGACTTTTTATAAGGCTGTATAGGGGATTCTTTGGTAAGGTAATTATAGTCTTTACAGATATGAATAATGCGTTAGATTTTACACAAGAAATAATGAGTCATATGAATTATGATGGAATAATATTTGAATTTTCTTATTTTATTATGGGACAGGATTGGCGTAGTGTAGCGGTTAATCGTGGTATAGATAGATCGGATTCTTCGTGGGTATTATTTATGGAGCAAGACTTTTTTATAAAGTCTAGTCAGGAATTAACAGATATATGGGAAGAACGAAGATTTTCTAATGTTATTGGATTTGAGGAAGGGGATAGACTACACCCTGCTTTTCTTCTTGTTAGTAGAAAAGCTATAGATAGTTCAAGTAGAGATTTTTCGGCCAAACCACCTGAATATGACCATTTTGGAAAATTTATACAAGAAATTGGCGAAGCCAGATTTTTAGATGATTTGGATATCATAAAGTATGAGGGCTATAATCATATGAATGGTCTCACTCATAACATATACTTAGCAAGTATTAATCAAGTAGAAAATATTTATAAAAGAGATGAATTTATCAAATATCTAAAAGGTTCTAGTATTAACATAGAGGTAAGTGCTAAGTATAAGAATATGGTAAATATGTGTTTGAGAAATCTAGGAGAGCAACTTTTATGAATGTAGACGAAATAGTAGAGAAGTCATTCGCATCGCAAGGAAAAAGAGAACTAAAAAGACTTTTAGAAATATTGATTTCCATAAAGCCAAAAGTAATACTTGAGATAGGAGTAGATCGTGGAGGTTCTATTAACGTATGGAGAAAAGTATTTCCCGAAGCTTACATAATAGGAATAGATATTAGTGGATATGCAGATTTTACTGGATGTAGTTGCAAAACGATTGGTTACTCGCAATCTGAAATTGTTCAAACTCTTACTCAAGATGTTCTAAGAGAACATAAGTTTGATTATATAGATTTTTTATTTATAGATGGAGATCATATGGAAAAGTCAGTGTGGGACGATTTTAATTACTACAGTAGTCTAGTAAAAAAAGGTGGAATAATTGCATTGCATGACGTGTGGTTAGAAGATAATCCCGCAGTAGAAGTTTATAAGGTGTGGAAAGAACTTAAACATAAGTATAATTATGAGGAATTCCATTTTGATGAGGGAACGGGGACGGGTGTAATATTTATATGAAGATATTAACTGTTTGTAGAGCCGGATTAGTTAGAAGTGTTTCACTAGCAAATGTCTTGAAACTTCATTACTGGCCAGTGGATGTCCTTACTTGTGGAATTGGGAAACATGAATTTGGGAGAATGAATGATGAAAATACATTAAAAATGCTTTTTACTTGGGCTGATAATATTATTGTTATGGAAAATCATTACAGAGAGGAAATTCCTTTAGAGTTTATAACCAAGGTTTTAATATGCGAAGTTGGGCCCGATACTTATGGCAATCCCTCTAATCCTATTTTAATATCTAAGGTGTGGAATTGGGTTAGGAGTAATCAGGAAATATTAAATATCAAAGAACATAGGAGTTCTATATGAATAAAATGAAGATATTTTGTGATTTTCATCACTCAGGTCTTTACGCTTCGTTACACTATCTGTTAGAGAATAGGCTTGGGCATCAACTTTATAGACCTATTGGGAAGGAATGGTTTGATAATGGATATTGGAAGATAGCCGAACCATACAACAATAACCACGAAACAATAGAGCAATATCTTGGAATCAGAGAGGGTTATTTGCCTCCTGATGGTACGCAACCATTAAATGACGTTTCTGACATTGAGAATGGTGTTTATTATATTAAGGACTATTCCAATAATATAACTCATAAAGCAGTTACGTTAGAAAAGTTTCTATCAATGGATTTTGACATCATAATTGCCTCAATTCCAGCTCATATTGACGCCTATACCAAATTGATAAAAGACTACGGATTGAGGACAAAACTCGTATATCAGATTGGAAATATAGGATGGCATTCTTTAATACCCTTTAATAAAGTTAGAAATATAATGGCTTCGGTTAAACCTTTTAGTGTTCCTGATTCAAATAACGTAGTATTTTATAGGCAAGAGTTTGACTTGGGAGTGTTTAAACCAGCTTACACGCTTGAAAAAAACATATTTAGTTTCGTTAATTGCCTTCCCCAGCCATTAAAGTGGGAAGAATTTAAGTTACTCCTGCCAGAGTATTCATTCAAATCTTATGGGGCATCCTGTCCCGATGGAACACTTGGAACTACAAAATTAATTGCGAAAGAAATGCAAAGGGCTAAGTTCGGATATCACAATAAACCTCATGGGGATGGGTTTGGGCATGTTATTCATAATTGGTTGGCAGTAGGAAAGCCTTTGTTAGTTAATTTAGATGACTATAGGGATAAGCTGGTAGGAGAATTATTAAATGAGGATACATGTATTGATATCTCAAGAGGCGTGAGGTATGTAGCCGACTGTATAAAAGAAATTACAGACCTGCAGTACGCCGATATGTGTAAAAGTGTTACTGTGACATTTAAGGAGGTTAATTTTGAGCAAGATGCAGCTAAAGTGAGGGTATTTTTAAATGATTTGTAGCACGTGTAAAAAGGAAGGATTTAATAAGTATACAACTCGTTACGATAACGGGGTGTTAAAAGACTATTGTCCCGACTGTAGGGCGAGGAGTGTTGATCCAGATCCCAGGATTAATTCAATGAATGAGAAGAGATTTATGTATAATGATAAACAGTGGGAAAACGATATAAAATCAAGGAAACTAATGCCTGATGGCTCTGTGGCAAAGTTTAAGAATGGGAAAAGGGTAAAATGATAGAACTTATTAGGGAAAATTGGAGTAATAAAGAAAAGCTATCCGAACTCATCCTTTTAATAATCGAAAGGCAGCTAGAGTTAGCGGGGTTGATAGCTTCTGAAGAAGCCTCTTTTAACTCAACATTCATTTCTGAAAGAGAGGATATGTACAAAGGTACTGATACAATGGCTAGAGCAAAAGCCAAAACTCTTGTTGGAAGCAGTAAAACAAAGTATGAATATGAATTTGAAGCATTAACTAATCTTATAAGTGTTGTTACTTTACGTATTTCTCAACTTGACCCATAACTAATTCCGGCTCAATCATTCTTTTTGCGTTCTCTCGCATCCACTTTGGTATTTGTCTCTTGAATAGAATCAATATAAAGATTAATGTTGTGAGATAGTATTTATAAATTGCATTATTTAATCTAGTCATATAAAAAACGCTTTCAGTAGCTCCAGTTTCGAATATCCTTTTTACCATGTAAAAAAGTTTGTCCCGTCTGAATATACTCTCAATACTCCATAAGCTGTATTTATAACTTTAGAAGCAGCACCATCTATTGTTTCCGCCCCCTCTGTAGTAACAGTTATATTGTTTACATTAGCTGCTCCTGATTCGTCTTTAATTATAAATATTCTTCCACTATCAGTTGAGGCTGTAGATAAATCTATCGTTCTAGCTGATGAGGTATCAGTAACGCCGATAATAACTTCACCCGTTGTTGAGATTGAACCTGCTGTTACTGTACGACCAAAAGAAAATCCGCCGGAAATAGCATCAGTTCCGCCTATTGTACCAAACTTCTCAATTCCCCCTACTTGGGAGTTGTCAAAACTTTCTAATGTTTCTAAATCTGGTTTAGCCGGGGCTACCGCCTCGCCCGGAAATATAATAGCCATTAAGCTCTCGCCTTCTGTAGAATAGGGGCTGTCTGTTCTATCCCTGTATCACTGATAGAAACTTCCATTCCAACAACTCGTCTAAATTCATCTATGGAAACTCGTCCTCTATTGATACGAACTTTAATACTATCTCCCATAACATATCCATCAAATGGAGTTAATCCTGCGGCAAGTTTAATTTTCATATCTCTCTTTGGGTCTTTTCTTTCGTATGTAAAATTGTTAGTCCTTTGATTAAGATCTGTCTGTGCGGTTACATTGTTAAAGAATGGATAAAATTCTCTTTTGTACCAGTTTGATTGGCTGGTTAAATCAAGCTGTGAAGCATTAAGAACAACTGGACCGGAAGCAATTGCCAATCCTTTAACTTGGTTATTTATACCTCTGAAATCTCGTGGGATATTAAAATCAACAATTTCACTATCCATTTCAAATATAACATCTGATTTATTAGTTCCCACATCTCTAAGAAAAGAGAATGTAGGTGCTGTTGCAGAGAATGTTATGTCAAAAACTGTATTTTGAGACCACGTTGAAGTCATTTCAGCTCTTGCTGTTAAGACCATCTGTTTAAGGAAATCCAAGAAGTTTTCATGAAATAAGGTTCTTGTTATAGTTAAAGTATTAGTTGTTCCGGATATGTATGGTTCTTGTATTGTTCCCTGCGTTATCTTATCTGTAAAGAAATTACTAGAACGAGTTTCTATATTGTCATATTCGGATGTAATGATTGTTCCCACACCGGAAGCGGAATAAACCTGATTATATCTGACTCCGTACCAGCCCAGAGTCGCCATATAAGTTTCTCCGTATACCCAAGTACCGTCTCTGGTATCCTGAACAATCTGTACTATACCGTGCCACACCAAACTTCCATTTCTATAAATTAATATTCCAGAATATTGACTATCTGATACAGAAGTTGTTGATAATTTTAAGTCATTATGAGGAATAAAGAATTGACATCTTCCAACGTCATTTTCATAATTTTCCCAAGCACGATTGACACATCTCTCAAATTCGTATTGGTTTCCTGACCTATCTCTTACTATAAAAACATATTTTGGTGTCGCCGCCATTAAAGACCCCCTTTATCTGTTGTAGTTTGTCTTGTATCACTATCTACTGTGTTGCCCATCTCGCTTTTACCAGACATCATTACTTTATGTTTTGTACTCATATCTTTTGTAGGCGTACACGTGTGCATTCTTTTACCATATTTATCATATGTTCTGGACACTGCACCTTGACTTGTTACACCATCATTTAACATTCCTTCCATCTTAAATCACCTTCCTTTCAATAACCTCTTTTTCTAGGAGGTCTCTTTGAAACTTTTGCTCTAGGCATACTTTTTGCTTTCATCATTGCTTTCATTCAAATCACCCTCTTTATAAAGGCCACGCACTTCTCCACGAGAAAGATACTGTGGCATTAGTTCCGTTGGTAAATGCTAATGTATTATTTCCCGAATTTAGAAGCCACCATTCAGTAGAACCACTTAACAAACTTCTTTTCTCTGTTCCATTAAGTTTACACGAATGCAAACCAGTGTCTATTACCAAACTATCATTATTAGCAAGAGCTGTAGTAACATATATTGATTTACTTGTCGTACTATTTGTAATTGCCAAACTTGTACTTGTAGCTCCACTGGCAGTTATTGTTATAACTATCGGAGTTGTATATGTGCCTGCGTTAGTAGCAGTTCCTGCACCTGATAGGGTTGTTGCAGATTGAAGATATTTTCTAGGGTCTGCAACTTTTAATTGAAGATTAGATTTTCTAATACTTCCCGACATATTATCCATAGACACTTTTGGAGTTTCCTGCGACTTGGCATAAATTCTGAATGCTCTTGAGGTACTACCTACTGTTTCCGTCCAATCTAGTGGATGATATCCAAGATAGCTTGTAGTTTCCCCGTAAGTAGAGTCCGCCTCAAGTAAGTCTGGATTAAACGCTTGTTTTAGAGTCTGGATTAGTGCCGCCATATTTTCATTTGAAGAAGCGTACAAAGTAATTGGGACTGTCCACTGACCTTTACCAAACTTTGAGCCGTAATCTATAATCCCAGCTTCTTCTGGTTTTTCATCTTCTGTATTTATAACTAGGGTATCGGTGATGTTTGGAGTATTTAATAAAACATACCTTGTTGTATCTGTTGAAACATCGTTTAAGATAATTCTACTATTAAAATTGTATGTTATGCGGGCAAATTCAGCCATATTAAATCAGAGATGGGAATAAGGTATTCCTAATCTCGGCCTTTCCCTCTACAAACTTGCGTTCAAATTCTCTGGCATGAACTCTCATGTTTTCAAAAGATACTTTAGTTCCCTCTTGGAGTTGCGACCACGTTTTGAATCTTGGGAAATCCTCTGCTAGGAATAAATAAGCATTCATTTTAAGATGATTCATAACAACCCTATCCAGTTGTTCAGGAACATCTCCTACTTCAAGATATTTTTTATGAGCAATAAGTCTGATTGTTGCCGTATCTGTAAGACTTCCTAAGTCAAAGATGTGTAAAAGACCGTTCTCAAAAGCCCAGTTATCAGGATGAAGTTTTTGAAATGTACTTGTAGAATTTTGAACATCACCAACTCCAACCTCGGCTATATTAAAAATCCCAAAAGGAACACTGTATGTGTATGTTGGAGTAGCGTCGTTATCTAAAGTTAGAGAAGTATCAATAACTTGTCGGTATAAGTCGGGAAATAGTGCTTCTAAAGCCCACACCTTAAATCTTGCTACAGTAGCCGCCGCCCAAACAGCATTGGAGGTATCACTCATTTCGTTTTCAAACATTGTATCCCATCTGTCTTTGCCTCCCAAAACCCAAGTTGTGTAGTCGGAGATATCTGCAGTAGATGAATTGTAATATTTTCCTGCATAATACTTAGACGTAGAGCCACTTGTATAAGTATATGAGGTTGTACCGGGGTCTATTTGGTATCTCGTTGAAGTATCTATTGCTTCGGTTGAAAGTAATGTTGCTCCGGTACCGCTAGAATCTGTAGCTTCATAGAATCTAATTTTATCAAAACTTGTTGTTCCGTCGTTGGGATTGGGAACTGTACTTTTTATAATAGCCATAAAATAAATCTATCACTTAGCAAACAAAAAACAAGTTAAATAAGATTCATTAAGAACGCTCCGCCCTTTATGGGGTCTCCCCATACCTTAAAGTCAAAGTCAGTTATAGGACCAAACCATGTTGAACCATTAAATCTATATCCATTACCGTCAGCATATGTACCATTTTGGTCGTTTTCCCACGAAGCATAATTTATTGTACTCACAAGATAATCTCCTTTTAATACAATGTGATAAGTTGTTCCTGCAGTTAAAGTAGGAGGAGTTGCAAATGTAAAATCGTATGTAAAAGAAAATGAAGTTGTAAGTGTTGAGACATCCACGTTAGCACTTGTACCGTTAGTTACTATAGTATTTGATGGAGCTCCAGAAGCATTAGTTTGAATTTCAACAAATATATTACCTGTCGGAGAACCTGTCTTTTTAAGCGAGAGTGTAACCTTTGAAACTGTTCCTATGGCTCTTGGGGCTAGAAATCCCATACCTAGTCTCTCATAGTCCGCATTATATCTTAAAAGATTTGTAGTATTTGCATTTTGAACTGTATGACTAACTCGTACTACATCTGGCATTTTAACCTACGTTTTGTCCAACTATATACCCCTCGTAATTTCCAGAACTTGTACAGATAAACACAAATGTATCAATTTTACTTGCAGCAGTTGTAAGTGTTGGGGCTCCCGAATCAGCCCATTTCAAGGTAGTAAACCATGTGACCGTACGACTTCCCGTTCCATCTTGAATAAGTCTTATAGCAAACATCTGACCTACAGAAGCATTGGAAAGAGCGAGAGTTCTATTTCCACCTAAAGTTACAGAATGAACATTAGAGGCCGCTAAATCAAAAGTAACTGTTGCCGCATCTGTATCCGTGGTAAACGCAGATATAGAGCCGTTAACTGTGGGTTTGGTTAAGGTTTTGTTTGTTAATGTTTCAGAACCAGTAAGAGTTGCTACATCTCCCGTAGGGGTGTTTATTACAGGACTTGTTAGTGTTTTATTAGTTAAAGTTTCAGTTCCAGCTTTACTTACTGCTTTATCAGTACCGGTTACTCCGGATAGTTTGTAATCGTGGGACGTAGTAACTGCGGAACTATCTATTCCAATCTTAGCTTCCACGTTATTCAAAAGAGCTGCTGTTATGTCTGTTACTGAATCTACTGCGGATGTTAATCCCGTTGGAAAGGCCACTATATCTCCTTTGTACTAATCGTTGGCATTTTCTGTCCTAAAGACGAGACAGAAGTTGTACCAAACTTTATAGCACCAAATTTAGAATCTCCAAACTTTTTACTTCCTGTTAAAGTATGATAACTTGAATACTCTATTGTATTAACGTTTCTAGGAACTATATTAAAAGTACTCACACTCATTGGTTTAATATTAACTGTGCTTGTATTTCTTATAATTGACATAAAAACTTTGCTATCTTTTCTGCTGTATTGTCATAATTGTATTTCTTGACATATTCAGCAGCAAGTTTACCTTTAACCTTAGCTTCTTCTTTATTAATATATACACGTTTTAAAACACTTGCAAGTTCATCCACGTTACACCGCACAAAGTGGCCCTGACTTTCCCAATTCTGATATACTGCCGGTATTTGAATATCACAATCAACCCCATACATAAATCTTTCGTCATAATAATCCATGTGAGAATGACCTTTACTTAAAATTACGGGTAAACCCACAGCCATAGCTTCGAGTGGAGGTAAGGAAAAACCCTCACCACGAGAGGGAAAAACGAAACAATCTACCTCGGACAGAATATCAAATATAGAATGGTGAGGAAGTTCCCCTGAAATTACCTTTACATTAGTAAATTGTTGAACTTCCTTAGGTATTTCGTTATATGGCTTTATTGTTTTTAAAATGAGTCGGGCATCGTATTCTTCCTCATGTAAAGATAGAAACCACGCATCAAGTAAATCCTGCCATCCTTTACGGTCCTGAAATGCCTCGTAATGAAAGAAAGTGTATGGATGGTGTTCTTCCCTATCTATGTAGGAAAAGACGCTAGAATCGTATCCTAGGGGGATTACAGACGTTTTAAATCCTGCCCTATCAAAAGCTTGTTGAACAAACGTAGTTGGGACAATAATATAATCTGCCATTTTAAGAAAAGGAATCCAAGAATCTGGTACAGTATCTCCCTCAATCATTGTATATAAAACCTTAATTTTGCCTTTTGCGTGTTGAATTGCAGGAGGAATATGTAAAATAAATGTAATTTCTTGTCCTGTGTATTCTGAATTTAATTTTATTCCGTATTTTGGTAGAAATTTCTTAAAGTATTTACGAGTCATTCCGTAACCATTTGATTTATTTGTTGTGGTAAGGAAGTTTACTTCCATAATCATATTT